GGCCGACCTGTACGAGGCTGACTTACGCGGGGTCGACCTATCCGGGGCCGTCCTACGCGGGGCCAGCCTGCGCGGGGCCGACCTACCCCGGGCCGACCTACGCTGGGCCAACCTACGCGGGGCCGACCTATCCGGGGCCGACCTACGCGGGGCCGACCTATCCGGGGCCGACCTACCCCGGGCCGACCTACGCGGGGCCGACCTGTACGGGGCCGTCCTGCGCTGGGCCGACCTATCCGGGGCCGACCTGCGCGAGGCCGACCTGCGCGGGGCCGACCTACGCGAGGCCGACCTACGCGAGGCCGACCTACGCGAGGCCGACCTACGCGAGGCCGACCTATCCGGGGCCGACCTACGCGGGGCCGACCTGTACGGGGCCGACCTACCCCGGGCCGACCTGTCCGAGGCCATTGGCCTAGAAACTGCAATAGGATATACACCATGACCATCTTCATCGATTGCGACGGCGTACTCGCCGATTACGTCGGGGCACTCCTCGACATCCTGGGCAAGGGGCTCACGCCCGAGGACATCGTGGACTTCGACTTCAAGAGGTGTCCGAAGCTCAGCCAAGTCGACCTACACTCGATTCATGTGGCGTCGCACACGAAGGGCTTCGTCCAGTCGCTCGACGTATACGAAGGTGCCCGGGAATTTCTGACCCTCCTCCGAAATATCGACCGCGTCGTGTGTCTCACGACCCCGACGGCGACGTCGAAGTACGGGATGTACGAGCGGGCCGAATGGCTCCGGGAGGAGCTCGGCTTTGAAGACCGGGACATCGTGCAATGTCATGACAAAACACTCTGCGACGGCGAGGGGGGTGTCCTAATCGACGACTCGATCAATAATTGCGTGATATGGCCGGGGGATGCGTACCTCGTAAAGCGGCCGTGGAGCGCGACTTGCGAAGTCCTGCCGGCCCTAACCTACACCGAAATACTCGCCGAAATTGGAGGATCCGATGTCTATCAAGCATGAACTTCCGAAACACCTAGTTTTTCTCGTCGGTGTGCTCGGCGAAAAGTTGGCCGAGGCCCGGCTCCGGCTGGGAAATAATATCGTCGTTCTAGCGACGGAACAGCCGACGGGCAAATATAGGATCGGTGCGGTGACCCGAGAGGAGATGTCCGTCTATTTCACTGCCTGGGGGCCAACAGATCACGCCGAAGTTGCTCGCCTTCAAGATGCTGCTTATGGCAAGCCCTTCGGGGTCATAGTGCCGCGCGACGGAGACGACCTCTATCTAGTCGATCTCCCGATAGGGCGGCTCGTGTCATGACCGACAGGATCCGCGTCGTCATCCCCGACACACATGGCGCCCATATCGATTGGCCCGCGGCAAAAGCCGCCGTGGCCGACATCAAACGCCTTGCCCCGTCCGAGATTGTCTTCCTCGGCGACCAGCTCGATTGCGGCGGGACGTTCTCGACGCACCAACGGAATTTCACGAATGAGCTCACCGAATCGTACGAAACCGACGCCGAAGCCGCGAACAAGTTCCTTGACATGGTACAAGCGGCGGCCCCGTCGGCCACGTATTACATGCTCGAGGGCAATCACGAGGCGCATGTCGAAAGGTGGGCGTCCCGGACTTTCATCAATCGCGAAGACGCGGAGTCGTTACTCGGAGTATTCGGACCCTGCGCCGTGTTGCGACTACGGGGCCGCGGTATCAGATATTACCGGCGTAGTGAGATGTACATGGGACTATCGATACCGGGAGCCATTCGACTGGGTCGATGCTTTTTCGTTCACGGTGTCTCCCACGCCAAGCATGCGGCTTCCGAGCATCTACGTGCTTTCGGAGCTTCCGTAGTCTACGGGCATACGCACCGTGCGCAGTCGGTCGTAGAGCGCACGGTCGTGTCGTCCGGCATCGGGGCCTACTCGCCCGGCTGCTTGTGCAAGCTCCAACCCCTCTACAAACACACTACCCCGACTTCATGGTCGCACGGATACGCCGTGCAATTCCTCGCGAAGTCGGGGAACTTCTTCCACGCGAACGTCCCGATCTGTTCGGGGGGTTCGCTTTTACCAAAGGTGATACGATGACGACGGACAAGAGAGCGACGGATGAAGCAACGGCAGGACTGGCTGCGCTCGGTTTCAACGACCGGACGGTTATGCAACTCATACTGGAAGACATACAGGACGGCCTGAAAACCGGGCGATTGCATATACACGCTACTCGAAACGGTTACGAAATCCGAGACCTAGGCAGGGGGGTGTGGGCACTATTCTCGTCGGATGTAGACGTGAAATTCCCCGAGAGCCGCGTATTCGGAGGCTCGCGATGAGGACCGTACAAGAGATCGAACAAGCAATTGCGGCCGTGAAAGACACCGCGCGCATCGCGTTTTCTTTGCATCGCTGAGCCCCTAAAATATCCCATGACCACCATGCTCGAAGTTCGACAACAGGAGCTTGCACAAGAAAACGCCGATGAGCAAAGGCGCCGCGCGGCCGTTCAGCATCTCGAGCCTGACATGCGCAAGGATGCCCTCGCCCTGCTCGAAAAGCTCTCGGCGTTCGTCCGACAAGGTAAGGGCGAGATTCACCAATCCGACAACGGCATAACCGTGGCCATCAACGGCCGACCAGTGGGGGTGCTCGTCCGTCTCCCCTAGGTATGGGTCCCGAAATCCGCGCCGCCTACGAAAAAGCGACTCCCACGGCACGCAAACGCCTCATGGCCACCGTTCTCCGGGACCATGAGGCTTTCGTGCGTTCCATGGTGGCGAAGTTCATTCGGGGGCACGGGTCCGACGCCGCCGCGGTGCGTGACGACCTTCATCAGGCGGGTCGTATCGGTCTCATCCGGGCGTTCGAGGGTTGGGTTCCGGCGCGCGCGACCTTCATGACGTTCGCCTACTGGAAGATCCTGCACGAACTCCAGTGTGCGCTTCGGGATTCCCGCGGCATCGCAATCCCCCGACGGTCGATGATCTCGGCCCGTCTACAACAACTCCGGGACGACATCCAGATTCGGGAGGGTCGCGAGGCCACGGCCGAAGACCTCGGGCTTTCCGAGGCATGCTTCAAGCGCTGGCAGCAGGCCCGTGTAGTCTTCTACGCCGCGTCGACTGACCAGGAATGGTCCGCCATAGCCGCGCTCGCAGGAGATACGCCCATGATCGATGTTGCCCCCGAAATCCCCGACGAGGATGCCGACCCCCGCAGATCCCACGACGACCGATTCCTCACCCCCAAGGACGCGGACCCCGACGATTACCCCCAGCGTCTCGCCCTGGCCGAGTACCGCCGCGGGTTATCCCCGGCCGACCGCAAGCTTCTGGACCGACGGGACCCGGAGGCTATCGCTAAGGCGCGGGGGGCATTATGTCGTTAGAATCCGACATCATCGCTTGCGAAAGAGAGATTGGACTCACCGGGTCTCTCTACGATTTCGTAAAGTTGGCCTGGAATCAGGTGTACGCCTCTTCCCCATATCAGGACAACTGGCACATTCCCCTTATATGCGAACACTATACTGCGGCTGTTAGGGGTGAGATCGACAAGCTTGTCGTCAACCTACCTCCGAACTCATCAAAATCCTGTATTACTTGCGTGCTTTTTCCGGTGTGGTGTTGGATCCAGGATCCTCATCTGAGTTTCATCATGTCGGCCTACGGTACGCAGCCGATCAATAGGGACTCGTATGCCTCCCAGGATTTGATTCGTTCGCCGTGGTTCCAAGCAAGGTGGGGTGACCGGTTCACGATCCCCAATGTGACTGCTGTCGAGCTCGTCAAAAACGACAGAGGCGGGTTCCGCTTAGGGACGACCCCAGGTGCCGGAAACGCTACCGGTTGGCATGCGAATCTGCAAATTTTCGACGACCCGAACAAGCCCGAGGAGTGTACGACCGTTGGGCTCACGGGGACGCGCGATTGGTACGCCCGGACGATGTCGACGCGGTGGCGCAAGCCCCCGGAGAAGAACGCGCTGATTTGCATCATGCAGCGGCTTCACTGCGACGACCTGGCGCAGATGTTCCTCGACCAGGGGGCGACGCATATCATGCTCCCCGCTGAGTTTGACCCGACGCGCCGGATGCGCACGGCGTACGGGTATGACCCGCGCCGGGAGAAGGGAGAACTCCTCGACCCGGTACGGCTCCCGACGAAGCTCATCGGGGAATTGCGCCGGAACCTCGGACCGATCAACGCGTCGGCCCAGCTCGACCAGAATCCGGTGCCTGAAGGCGGCGCCGTCTTCAAAAAGGATTGGATCAAACGGTACACGCCCGCCGAGAAGCCGGAGCATTTCGATCAGATCATCACGTCGTGGGATACGGCCTACAAGGACGAGGACGGCTCCGACTTCGTGTGTGGCCAGGCATGGGGCAAGGTCGGTGTCGACTTCTACCTACTCGACCAAGTGTGGGATCGGCTTGACTTCCCGTCGACGCTCATCCAGGTTACGCGCATGGCCAAGAAGTGGGGTGGCCATGTGCTCATCGAGGCCAAGGCGAATGGGGATGCGGTTCTGTCCGTACTGGCGTCGAAGGTGTCGGGGCTCATCGCCGTCGACCCCCAAGGCGGGAAGTTCTCTCGCGCGTCGGCCATCGCGGGACTCTTCGAAGCCGGGAACGTGTACTTGCCGGCGAACCTGGCGTGGGTCGACGAGTTCATCACCGACGAATTGCTTCGGTTCCCCCGATGCTCGCACGATGATCGCGTGGACGCGATGACGCAAGCGCTTACGTACCTACATCAGAATACGAATTACCTACAGGCGGCGATGCGAGAAGTTCGGAAGTACCTCGGGCGTGTAGACTTGTAGGTCTTGTCCATTACTAATGGACGACTTGACACCGGCCGGGCCGTGCGCATGATGGGGTCATGCTGCTCATCCTATTGATTGCCCTGGGTATCTGCATACTCTTGGCCGTGGAGCCCGACGACACATGACCCCCGAACCCATAATCACGGCCGAAGACCTCGACATCAACCGCGACCCGCTCGCCGCCGCCCCGCCGCCCCCGATGAACCGCCGCATGCGCCGGGCGTTCGCATCGATCATGCGCAAGGTGAAGAAGCCGGGGCGGAGGCGTTCGTAGGCCATGGCTTTCCAGAACCTACACGAGGACGTCGCCGAACTCTTCGCCGATTTCACTCCGGGGTTCGATGACGCCGATTGGAGTAGGTTCTGCTTCGGGAATATCACCAGAGCGCCTAGGTGTCGAAAGCGCCGAGTGAGGCATGCTTCGGTTAGGCGCGCGCCGATAGCCTATCGTCTGGTCTCCCGAGCTTCCGAGATGCAACATCCGTGGGCTCAGTCCTGGACAAGAAACGCGCCAGCCTTACAATAGTCGTATGGCTTTCGTAGACCTGCAACGCGGCGTTCTCGAAGCGTTCGTCGACGCCGCACACATCATCCCGGTCACTTTTATACCAGGATTGGAAACCGACAGTGAACAACGTAGAGCAAGATGGCGCACGTATTCGGCCAATCGTCGGGCCGCAAATCGCGCGCTTCGCCGTGCCGCCGCCCAGAAAGCATGACATCGAGCCGGATGATGGGGTAGTCGTTGCGTACCGGCCGTGGGGACGCAAGGAGCGTATTCGAGAGGCCCACCTACGGGTGCTGAACACGCACGGCGGGTTGTTCCGACGTCTCGCCGATGCCTAACCCGATGGTCGTTCCCTCTGCGCATCGTGCGTAGCATCCCAAGGCCCTCTGACCTCTTGAACCGGACAGACATACGCCGGCACTTTTTCCGAGCCGGCCCACATGTGTGCGAGTGCCCTATGATGCCCGTCGACGATGATTGCCTTGCCCTTGGGGGGCTGGACGAGGATGATGGGCTTTATCTTGTTAGCTTCGACGTCACCCATAAAATGTTCGACTCGATCACGATCACTAGACTTACTCGCCTGCCACCCGGCGCGGCCAGAGTAGTCTATATCGGTACGCTTGACCTTGGCAAGCTTCCACTGCCCGGCAAGAACCCATGATATGGCCTCCGGGGGAAAGTCCTCGGACATCACCGTATGTACCGTGGCTGCCTCGGCATCGCAGCGATCCGGATCGATATCATCCCACCCCGCATCGATAGCATCCGTGTCGACCGTGTCCCGACGTGTCGGCCCCGCCGCGGGCTTCCTCGCCGCGCCCGGTTTGCCTGCCGCGGGCGCCCCCTTGGCCTTCAGCATCGCCTTGTTGAGCTCGTGATCGCGGCCCGCTTGGTCGGACTGCATCTGCATCTGCTTCTCGGCGTTCGCCTGTTGGGTCTTTGCGTCGTCGGCCGCGTTCGGTGGTAGCTCGGCGGTCTCAAGTTTTTCTGACCGGAGCTTCGTATCGATCTCCGTGTCGAGATGCAGCTCCCCGTTCCGGAACCGAGACTTCGCGACTTCCTCGGGGAGAAGAATCTTGTTCGCGACATACGCCGCGTCGGTTTGGGCCATGTTCCAACGGATCGTCGACTGCTCGACCTCGGACGGCTCGTAGAGCTTCGGCCAAATGAACTGCACCCCACCGGCCGGCATGACACCCCCCGTGGGACCATCCTTGGCCATGAGGATGAGCGAATACAATCTCCGAAGGCGGGGCTCGAGGTCGCTCTTGATCTCGCCGGCCACGACATCGTAGAAGCGTCGGAAGTCCGCGTCTCCCGTGGCGTTCAACCCGCTTGGCTCACGACCGAAGAGTAGCGCGACGGGCATATTCGCCGCGGCAGCCA